CCTTCGCCTTAAACTCAGGACTGTGCTTTTTCCGTGTATTCGACAAGTCTCACCTCCAGCCAACCGACCGTTCCAAGGCTGGACTCTCTCTTAGCTACCTGTCCAGTTTTCGGGGACCACCTCAGATCCTCGGGAAATGCGCTCTTTCCGTCCACCGTCGTCATCACCGGCGCTTGCAGGAGGTTGGCGAGTTCGGTGAGTTCGTCGGATGCCTCTGCGTACAGGACTCCTTGCCCGGCCAGGACCATTGGATGCGACGCCGCGAGCAGCAGTTTGGCCGCCTCGTCGACGTCTCGGGTGTTGGGTGTTGAAATGGTTGGAACGATCGGCCGATAGGATGCCGCGTCGTTTCCGGCGTCGAGATCGACGATGTCCCGGGGAACCTCGACCATGACCGGTCCCGGTCGCCCATTTTTCAAGGCATTGAACGCCCGCCGCATTGCCGCGGTCGTGGCGTGCGGGACAACGATTTCCTCCACCTGCTTGGTGACCGAGGCGTAGGTTCGATTTGACCGGAATGTGGGGAAAACCTGGGATTGGTCGCGGGCATGTGCGAGGGGCAGGAACAGGACGGGGACGCTGTCGGAGAAGGTCGTGGCAATTCCGGGAAATGCGTTTTCCGCTCCGGGGCCATATTGCATCATGAAGACGCCGGGCGGTTTGCCGTTGGTCACTCGCGCGAACCCGTCGGCCATATCGACGCCGACCCGTTCCTGCCGGCAGATGATGGGGCGGATGCCGGCGGCGACCGCATTCTCGATCAGGGACGTCGTCGGGAAGCAAAAGAGTGTGGACACACCCTCTCGCTTGAGGATTTCAACGATGGCATCCGCGGTTCGCATTCCGACGTTCCCCTGGCTTTGCTGGCTGGGAGCCAGCGTAGGCGGAGCGGCGGTGAAGGGGAAGACTTACGGTTGCGTGCTACCTGAGTTCCGATCCTGGACCGGAACGTATCACAAAGGAGTGCTTGACAGCGGGATACCGGAGAACGTCGCCGATAAGGGAAAGTTCAAGCTCCATGCGGTGCCGAGGTCAGTGCCGGCGTTCCAGCCGGTGGGCATGGCGATGGTGGAGAAATTATCCGTAACCGCGTTGCCGCGGCCGATTTGCACAGGACCGAATGGATAGAACAGTTGGCATTCGCTGGCCGCGTACAGGAGTGGGCTGCCTAAAGTAACTTGTAAATGTGTCGCGTCCACGCGCTGGCAGGAGATCGCCGATATGATCGTTCCGTCATTGCCAGGGGTTCCTCCGTCCATGACCGCAAAACCGATACCCGTTACGGCCTGCAACGGAACAACCAGGTCGTTCCCGCCATCATGGACGACAGTGACAATGAGTGTCGTGCTTGACTGCATATACACATGCACGATCGAAGGGCCGCCCACTTTCGGCAGGGCGCTGGGGATGATCGTTATTGAGTCAGTGTATCCACCCGTAACCAGGGCTTGCGCGACAACGGGAGCGGCCAGCATGGCGAAACGCAAGTTGTCCGCGCTGTCGCGGTGCGATGAATCGCCCCCCGTTGCGATACCGGTCGTGGGATTCCACGATGACCCGCGAGGATTGCTATCGCTGGTTTGAGGGTTACCGACAATAACGTTCTGCGCTGGGTTGGCCACAATATTTTGGACAACTTGCCGATGCATTGTTATGCCATCGGCCGATCCATAAGGTATGCCGTTCCACCACACCAGGGGAATTCGATTGATCGTATCCCCGAGCATCGCTCGCAGCAACGAGAGAAACCGGAGTGCCGCGGCCTCGAAAGTCGCGTACTCGCTGTATTGGCGGAGGCTGTCGGTCTCATTCCAGGGCCAAACGATCGCACAGAGGTCTGACAGGTCCTCAGCTGGGAGCCCGGCCACCGCCTGTTGCACCGCCAACCCATCCGCCCCCAGCGACCAGCCCGATGGATTGGAACCGTCTCCCGGATCCTGCACAAAGCTGCCAGGGTATCCAGCACTTGTCACCACGTAGATGCCGTGTCCGCTCTGCATTGTATAGTTCGTCGGGCTGCCTGTCGTGGCGAGGACGTTATAAGCAAGAACCCCCAAATACCAGGCGATTCCTTGTGCTAGCAGAGCGGCGGCATCGTCATTCATCGAATAGTTGATTGCATTCGACTGGCCGTTTATTATGAGGTAGAGTCCCTTGCGAGCGCCGCGGAACCAACGATTTATATAAGTAATGAGAGATGAAATGTCGCTATCGGATAATGCCTGGTTCCATTCGGCGGCCTCGTGAAGCCAGCATTGGGCTGCACCGTAGAGCGTGCCATCGTGCAGCAAAAGGACCGGGCCGGAGAGTGTTCCCGGTGACCAGGGGACGGATTGCGCGACCTGGGTGTTATCCAGCCAGAGATCTGCGCCTGACGCCGGTGAATAGCGGATAACGATGGAATGTGTATGGCGGCGAGTCATATTCGAGTTGACGACGACCTGGCCAGTACCGGGAAACAGCACAAGCCGGTTAGCCCCGCCGTAGCTGTCTACCTGCAAGATAGGGTGGGATCCCATCGTCAACAGGGTGATAGGATTTGCGTCGAGATTAGTACCTTGCCGCCAATTGGGCCGAGACCATACCAGATACCAGGTCCAACTCGATGCGGCGGTCGCGATAGATCCCGGCAGTTGCCATCCGCATCCAGGATCGAGCGCGGGTTGCAGTAATCCGGCGGTGGTAGTGGGATAGCCGACGCCGCCCAGCAGGCCTGAAAGATGCGGCGAGCCCTCCGGCAAGGTTGCACCCGCTGGACTATAGAATGGAACCAGATTCCCGCCGTTTCCCGAAAGATCGATGAGGGCTGTTCCGCCAGAGTTCCAAACGGTCACGGGTGTATTGCCGGGGCCGAGCAGTCCGCCTGGAGAACTGGCGTCCCACCAACCGGTTGCTCCCGGGACCGCTTGGATGAGCGTCGATGAAGAGCCTCCGGGGTCGGATGATGATGTTGTCGAGGATTGGAGTGGCGCGTAGAGGGCGAGTTGGTTGTTTCCAACCCCCATCACGTGGCCAGGTTGGACGAAAACGAGGCTCATGTTCTATTGTACCATAAAAGAACTGGTGCTGACTGCCAACGCGCTGCCGTCTAGACCTTTCGCCCAGGTGTACCATGTGCCGGCCGCTGCGGGGGTATTCACGTAAGCGCCCCATAGATTGGTATTGACGAATGACGCCGCGGTCCAACTTGAGGGCGGTGTGGTGGCAGATGGCGAAAAGCCGAACTGAATCGCCGCGGATGCGGGGGAGACCAGGGCGTTGACGCCAATTGCCCCGCTTCCGTGGGTATAAGTTCCGCTTGGGAGCAGATTGAATGTGATGGAGGTGACTGACCCCGAGGCGGCCAGTGTCACGACGGTGACTGTGGCGGATGCTGATCCTGCTCCGGCGCTGTTTACGCCAATGACCGAGAAGTCGTAGTTTGTTGCGGCTGTGAGACCCGAGATGGTGTCTGTCGTCCCGGTGATGCCGGCGACCGAGAATGTCCAACTTGATGAACCGGTCACCCTGTATTGAACGGTGAAGCTACTGGCGGCGCTGGTACCCGTCTGAGCTGACCAACTGAGTTGGACGGTGCTACTCGATGTTGCGGTTGCGGCCAGACCGCTCACTTGTGACGGTAGGGTTACTTGTCCCGCACTCGCTGTTACTACCGTCAATATCGCGGAGGTAGCACCAGCGCCGGTCGTATTTTGCGCGACTACAGTGATATCGTAGCTCGTGGTGGATTGCAGGGCTGTCAACTGGTAGGTCGTGGCGCTCACAACCGGTGGGCTACTGCTCCATGATGTTGTGCCAGTCGGCCGAAATTGCACAATGTACGATACCACCGCGCCACCGCTTGACGGTGGCTGCCAAGATACTGTGATTGTAGTGGTGGTTGTGCCTGACGTTGATAGACCACCCACTTGGCCAGGAACGGAAATGCCAGTTGTAGCCGAAGCGGTCGTCGGCATAGAAGCGAAGGCGATCGTGCCACCCGAATAAGTAGCGCAGCAAAGCGTGGCAGACTGCCAGGGCGTTAGAACGAGGCTGCCGCTGGAACTCACAAATGCCGAACCGAGCGTTATATTGCCGGCGCTTGCATTGATCACGTGGCACTGAAATCCACTGCCCATGTTATTGGTCAAAGGGGTCAGCGTGACTGGCTGGCTGCAAACGACGATCCGGCCATTATGCACGGTCGTATCAAGGTTTGTGTTGGTGGTAATTTCAACGACCGGAGCCTTGAAGGTCGGCAGATTGTTGGCGATCCATACCCAGATCGCACTAAAGGATTGGCTGACCATGACATTGCTGCCCTGGGCAACCCAGATGGTGTCGGAGTTGCCGGCAGGTCCGGCAGCCTGAGCCTGATCGATTGTCACGCCATCAAGGAAATTGCTGTACGCGATCGCGTAATCTGAGCCGGAGTGGCTCACCGCGACGAGATCCTGTGCCGTCAATCCGGTGACGGTCTGGAGTTCTCCGATTGAACCTCCCGACACAACCGTGCCGGTAACCGTAGCTTCGGCCGACGTGGATATAACCCCATTTGAATCGATGACGACATTTGAGCCGGCCGAAAACAATCCACGCAGAAAGGAAGCCTGCATCAGCCCCGGGCTACCCTGATTGGAAATCACCAGGTCAGATTCGATAGAAAGGCTGGATACTGCAGGAAATGCGGAATGATCCAATCCATCCGCGACCAGTGCGGTACCAGAAAGACCTATCCCTATTCCGATATCAACCTGTTCCGGACCTCCTGATCCGATGCTTATCCTTCCAAGAAGAGACGGCGAGCTCATGATGATTGTGGGTTGGGTCGAGGCTAGAACCGCTCCGACCGATGCAGCGCAGACGGAGCCGTTCTGACTTATCGGTATTTCGTCGTCTACCGAAACATTATTGGCTGGGGGCAGTTGAGATATTGTTGGCATTTATGATTTCGACTCGAAAGTGAGCAGATGTGAAAGCGGCGTCAGGCAGCAACGACCGAACCGCTGCATGAAGAAATCCAATGTTGGCCGTCGAAGAAGGTCTCGACTCCACTTCCGGAACCTGCTGCTTCACTTGGCTTTCGTCCGTTCGATGCGAAAGCCTTAGCTCCTGCCGCCATTCCGGCTGGTAGATTGGCAACGGTATAGGACGCAAGCACGATGGGGCCGAGAAATCTCGGCGAAATAGCGTTCGTACGAAACACCTCGTACCACAGTGAATCGCCATCCGAGACAATATGGCAGCGATCATTCGAATATAGAACAATGGGGCCAGAGGTGAATCCATTTGTCCCGTTCGGGACGATGGTAACAGGTCCTGTCCCAGTCACCGAAAAAGTAAACCCAGTTCCTGCTGCGACAGTACTCGCCGGCGGTAAGTTGATCGAGTAGCCGGTCGTACCAGCTAGAAAAATGATGTCGCCCGATATATAATTTGGCAGCGTGGCGGAACTTGAATATACTTCAGCCCAACCGACTGATATACCCTTCCCGACAACATAAGAAAGAGTGCCTTGATTCCACCGAAGGGTATTAGTTGTGCTATCATATAGTAATCTATTGCTGTTTGTACCTTCGAACGCAATTGCTTGGCCGGCGGACATCTTGATAACCGGGGCATTGTTAATTGTCTGCGCGTTAGTAGAATCGAGTATGGCATTCGAAAATGGGACGCAAATTTTGAAGACTGTTTTGGTGCTCCCAGAAGATCCGCCGCTAAGATAAACACCAATAATACTGCCTACTTCAACTGGCGAACCGAACGTGTTATTTTGACCGATGACAAGACTTTGAATGGTCCGGCTATTGGCATCGTCTAGGCCATTGCCGAACCAGTCCATCTCAATTGTAAGTGAAGAATTTACCGCGCTTGATGGCTGCCCAGTCGTATCCCTGTATTCGATGCAGACACCCCAAAGCTGCGGCTGTGGTAGAAACGAGCCATTAGATCCAGTCGTAGCCGACTGTCGGATGGTTTGAATGTAGCGGCCGACATGTTGAGTTGGGGCGGCGGCATTTGGAGTTTGGGTTCCTACCCAGAGCAAACGATCAAGACCACTCCAAACAGAATTGCCGGGGCTGCTGTAGATAATAGTATCGCTGCGAACGTTGGAAATTACTGCGCCATTTGGGCCGCCGCTGTGATTGACGATGTAAGACGATTGACTAACCGCGAAGTCTGTTGCCTGCGACGCCCCTTGAGACGTCGCGGAGCCAACAGGGGCATTGCCGACGACAAATCCTGGCAGCACGAAATCTGCCGGCCCCCCACCCCCCGGGATCGCTGAGGCAAGCGGGGTCCCGTCTGATAGGACGGTTCCGTCTACGATCCACTTGACTCGCTTGGTAAGTGCGATTCCCCAGGTGCCAGGCTGCTGTATAACTGTTACGCCGTTCGGAACGTAAATGGCTGCACCCGTCAGGGCTGCCTGATACGCTGCCTTGAACGCGGCCGTATCGTCCGTTAGGCCATTAATTTTGGCGCCATAAGGAGGCATCATTACATTGATGACGCCCTCGGAGTTCGGGTTTGCATCGACGTACGATTTTGTGGCCGCCTGCAATGGCGACGTCGGCACCCCCGCAAGTGTTAGAGTCCCGGTCAGCGTGCCGCCCGAGTAAGGCAAGCCAGTCGCGACCTGCCCGTCCACGTATTGTTTGGTCGCCCCATGTAGGGCAGACGTTGGTGGCGCCGCCAACGAGAGCAACCCGGTCAATGACCCGCCCGTGATAGGAAGTGCCGTGGCAACCTGTGCGTCTACGTAGCGTTTCGTAGCGGCCTGACCGAGACTGATTGGATCCGCACTGAGTGTGAGAGATCCCGTAAGGCTACCACCGGCACGCGGCAACGACGTGATTACCTGACCGTCAACATAGTTCTTGGTTGCAGCCTGAGCCGCTACAACTGGATCGGCTGCCAGTATGAGCGGGCCAGTAAGCGTATCGCCACTGCGCAATACCCTGGCGTCGGCGTATTGCTTTGTTGCGGCCTGCGTTGCGGCAGTGGGGTCGCCGGCTAGAATTATTGGCCCCGTGAAGGTGCCCCCTGATGCAGTGATCGTCATTGAAAGCTGATTATCAACATATTGCTTGGTCGCGGCATGTAACGAAGCCGTCGGGTTCGCCGCAAGATACAGCGCGCCGGTCAACGTGTCGCCATTGCGCACGACGTGGAGATCGACATATTGCTTTGTACTGGCCTGCAATGGCGTCGCGGGATCCGAGGCCAACAACAGCGCGCCGGTCATCGATGCCCCCGACCGCGAGATTGAGCCGATGGCTTGCGCGTCTACATAATTCTTTGTTGCGGCCTGTGGTGGCATCACTGGATCGGCTGCGAGAATAAGTGCACCCGTCAGCGTATCGCCGGTTCGGAGAATTCTTTGGTCAACGTATTGTTTGGTGGAGGCTTGCGCATTGGCCGACGGATCGGATGCCAGAAGCAAACTTCCGGTCAACGTTCCACCCGACGTTGGTAAGGATGTAGAGACTTGAGTATCAACGTAATTCTTAGTGGCCGCTTGCAACGCGGACACGGGATCGGCCGCCAGAGTAAGTAGCCCCGCTAGGGTGTCACCTGTCCGCGCCAACTTTAAATCGGTATAATGTTTAGTCGACGCTTGTAGCGCGGTAGTGGGGTCGGCGCTTAGGAGCAGAGTGCCTGAAAGTGAGCCGCCACCTGTTGGTAGAAGCCCCGCGGCGATCGAATCTGCATATCCCTTTGTCGCCGAGTCAAAGGGGCGCTGCGGTGCAGCTAATAGCGTCAAGACTCCCGACATTGACCCACCGGACAAGGGTAGAGCGGTCGAGACTCGTTGATCGACATAAGCTTTATTAGCTGCGTGTCCGGACGCGGTGGGAGCATCAACCAGAGTGAGAAGGCCCGTCACCGTCCCCCCGGACAGGGGGAGCATTTTGGCGGCCAATTGGGCCAGGGTCTGACCCGACGTTGTGCCGGCTGCCGTCACTAAAGCTTGGGACAGATTAATATTTGCAACTCCCGAAATACCGTTCAGGAGTTGACCATAAGTGACCGCTACATCTTGTCCCGCCTGGGATATTGAAATCAGATCACCATTCGCTGGTACCGTTCCCGCCGGAAGGGCCGTAATCACAAATGGTGCGGCAGTTGCCGATAAGGTAGAACCGTTGAAACTCAGATTTTGGCCGACAGTGATGACTTGTGGAGCTCCTAGACCGGTCCCCACTCCGCCAAGCAGGGAGTGGGGGGGTACAGTCAGTTGTGTTTGGACGCCGTTCAAAACCTGCGCGCGTGTGACCTTTCGAGCGATCCCTGCCTGGCTAACGACGAACTCATCGGAATCAGACGCAGAGGTTGCGGGGGCAAGGTTGTCGATTGTCGGCATGGATACTCGTTCTCCGGTCCCCATAATCTGCTGGGGAGGCCTGATCCAAGGGGGTGCGGCGACTGATGCGTGAATTTAAAAACAGAGAAGCAGAATTAGCTGCCTGATAGGACTGGATTCCCATTTTGATCTGTAAGCACAACGCCGCTCGCTGTTACTAATGCATTGGGTGGAATTGCGGGAACAGAAAGTAACAGCACAGGTAGCAGGACGCTTCTTTGGAGTGATCGACCATTGGTAGTCGTTATACCGAATGTTATCGTATAAATAGTTCCAGCCTGCCCTTCCGAAAGCCAAAGTATGATACGGCTACCATCCGCGGTCGTGCTCCGAAGAACGAGATCACCCGGATTGGACGGCGAAAGGTTGACCAGTAGTGTTGCGATGCCATCTCCATCGTTGCCAACTATCGCAGGTCCAATGTCGAGTATATAGTCCAAAATGTCGCCAGGATCCTTCGTGGGCCAATTTAGCGGAGGGGGCGCTATAGCAGCATTGCCACGAGGGAGAGGGATGAAAGAATCAATCGTCACCAAGCGTGCGTTACTTGGCTTCCAGACGTGACTTACAGTCGTTGACATGCAAAACCTATTATTTTACCGACATACCTTGGCATGGGGGTCTTCATATGGCACACATCCGAACCCGCTCAGGACGGTAAAGTCACCGCGTTACGGAACTGCGGTTGTCCGCGGTTGATATGGCCTCTATCGCTTGGTCCGCAGGCAACGATATCTGGACAAGGTTGGTCGCAGGTTGCTACCATCTCACGACAACCAAGCCGCCGCCGCCGGCCGCGCCATTGAACGCGGTGTTGCCGGTGGCGCCTGTGCCAGCGCCGGCGGCCCCCCCGCCCGGAGAGCTACCGGCATTTCCTGTCGAGCCACTGTTCTGGGCTCCCCCGATTGGGGCTGCGCCACCCATGCCACCTTGATTCAATATGCCCGCCTGACCTGCCGACCCGGCGAAGTTCACGTCACCCCCGACTCCAATCCCTGGCGGAGTGGCGCCATTTTCTGGGGCCGAGGTGGTCGCCAGGTAGTTCAGGGTCCCGCCAGTCGCATTGACGAATTGACCGAAGCTGGATGTTCCTCCAGAGCCCGCGGCGACACCTCCGGTAGAACCCGCTGTCCCGCCGGCGCCGACTGTAATCGGAACAATTTGGCCAGGGATCAAACCGGTGACAAGTTTTCTACCGTACCCGCCCCCAGCCCCGCCGCCACTCGGTAAACCCGGAACCGACGCATAGCTGCCCGAACCGGCTCCCCAAACCTCGACCTCAACCTGTGTCACTCCCATAGGAACTGAAAAACTTCCGCTGCTGCTGAAGCTTTGTATGCCCGACCCAAATCCCGGACGTAGCGAGGGCAACTTCCAGAGCAAAAAGGGGGCGGTCGGAATGACGACGATGTTGGCACTTGTTACTTGTGATTGTGCGTACGAGACGGTGATTTGATACAACCCGATCCATCCGCTATCCGCGGCCGGAGTGGTTTGGCTCCCGGTATTGCCAGGAAGACCTTGCTTGAGCTGTAACTGCACACGCTGTGTCCGCACGGTATTCTGTGCAGCTCCTGAATTTGACGGACCGCCGAACGACTGAGCGGGATTGCTGGCGTTATAGTAAGGCAGCACGACAGGATTACCGTCTGCTTCCTGAAAGGCTGCCTCCACGAGATAATTAATAGATTGTCCGACACCAGGCGGCCCGTTCAAAATATAGGTCGTTGACTCAGTGTTGCTACCCATCTTGACGATCAGATCGGTAAGATCGGCTGAAATCGATCCATAGGCCAAGCCGTCAACGGGGCCAAGCTGAGTAATGCTACCTGGCCCTATGACGACACTCATGGAGGCGGGACTCGTCGGTTGACACGCCAATCCGTCGACGACAGTGTTTGTACCGAGCACTGCCTGGATTAGAAACCCCAGGCCGGTCATCGTGTTCCGGTTAACCGACAAAAGGTCCGTATCCAGCGGAATGCTTCCTGGATAAATGATATTGCGATCCATGCGGGCTATTCACCAGTTCGTTGGATGAGATTAAATGATCTGTAGCCAGGCCACCGAATTGGCGGGACGAAGCCTGCACAACAGTGCCTGAATGTCGCCGTCTGTTACATGTCCAGACAGAAGAGAAAGATCGACATAACTGATAGTTCCCGCGCCGTATCCACCGTTAGGGGTACCATAGCCAGCTAACATTCCCACCCCAGCCGTCGGCGGACGTGTAGCTTTGACAAAGAACTGGAGCGGGAGCTGTAGGCTTCCCCAACCGCCAGCCAGTCCATAGGCCAGTCCGGTGCCTGGCATATTGGCAGTCGCTGCCGAGGGGCCGTAGGAGCCGGTGTCCATGCAATTTGCAGGCTCAAAAATTGCCGGCTGGGTGCCTATCAGACCTTGCAACCCGGACTCCACTGCCGGGCGAGTGGCGGCCTCCTGTAGCAATGCCGCCTGAATACGATTCCTGTACGAGAAGTCTACTTCGTTGGCCTTTCGGCTAAGTTGGCGCCCAAAGTAGTCAACCGCGATCAGATCAAGCCATTTATCGGTGGCAGTCGCTAGCCGTGTCTGGGCGCTCACATAGGTAATCAAATTATAGAGCCAAACCCAAGGCGTGGCGATGCTGGTCAGCAAGGCTCCGAGATTGGGGCTTTGCTCGGCGAACCAACGCTTTGGGAGAACGGCCCAAAGTCGGGAGAGGAAATCGGAAAGATCACCCGTCATTGGTCGTAATCACCACTTGGCCCGCCTTTATGACGGTACCTGCTGGCGCGGCGATATCTGAGGGTGAGCCGTTCAATTGAATTCCGGTAACATTCTCTACCCCAGCGCCCACAAGATAGGCACTTTGTGCTACACGAGTGACCGAAGCACTTTTGCCAATGGGTAGACTATTGAGGTAAATGGCAACGTAGTTCTGAATGCTTGGAACGCTAACAGAAGCGGTTGTGGTGGAGGTCAGCACCGCGGTCAGGGCGACGTTCACGGTCAGAACCAGCGGGGGCATGACGGCAAAGGTTGTTCCGATGGGCCGAACGGCATCAACGGCGGTTGCGACGGTCGAGAGAAGCTCGGACGACGGATAGCCGGTCCCATCATCGACGATGACCAAAAACGAGCCGATCTGAGTGGTTCCATTAGGTGCGGTGTTTTCGGCTACGGCGACATCCAGGCCTTGCTGAACATTGGCGATCGCGTTTTGCACCGCGATGAGCGTTGCACGGGATCGGCTGGCTAAGTAACTTTGAAATCGATTTCTAAATGCTGAGTCAATCTCTGCATTAGCCCCGCTTGAAAGTGGGTTGGCGTTGTTGACCTGATCGATACCCGGCAGCGATGCCGCGATTACCGTTATCGTTCCGGCCAAAACATTTCCTACCGATCCGCTGGTTGTGCAAATCACTGGCACGTCTGCCGAACCTACTCCGCCAGGCAAAACATAGGCCGAAGCGCTGGACTGCCAGATCGAAAGACTCTGATCCTCGGTAACGGAAAAGACCAGCGAACCATCTGTTGTCTTGACCAAGGTCCCGGTTGGGATTGTGGCTGACAAAGTATCCACAAACCGCGAAAAGCTGACGATACCGGCGGACGGCACAGCAGGCAGGCGTGTCAGGCCAAAATCCAGCATCCAGGAATCAAGATCTGGCCCATTGGATGTAGAAGCTCGTGTAGCCGCCAAGACCTGAAGAATAATCCACTGCAACCAGAGAACAACAGAGGCATTCGCTTCGAATATAGCTCGAACAACAGAGCCTACGGATACGTCGACAAGAAATGACGCCGAGCTTTGCAGTGCGGCTCCCATATCTTCGACTAGTTGCGAAAACCCCTTGAGATTTAGGTTCATGTCCAATTAACCCGTAGAGACGTTAAGCTGGACGGCTGCCATCGAAGAGGGATCCGCATATGTAATGGTAGCGGCAACATATCCATTGGTGGCGTCAACGATACTTGCTGTGACCTGAGGGGCGGGCGTTGTTGGCACGGCGGTCTCCAGTGCAAGCTGTGTGGTGATGACCCCCTCAATATCCGCTGGGTAGGCCGGAATGCCCACGAATTGGCCTAACCCGCCTCCGTAATCTAGGTTCCAGAGGTAGTCGCCAGGATTTGTAAGCAACCGGCGCAACACGCGCTGACTGATGGTGTCGGAGCCCGTTGAGAGCGCCAGATCGCCGCCGCTACCAACTGCCAGATCATTGCCCCATTCATGAAAAATATCGTACATATTCATTAGTCCAGAGGAGACGCTATACTGGTTGTTCCGCCTGATGATGTCGTATGGGTGTGCGAATTGTAATGACCTCGCAGAGCCGACATGGCGCCATGCCGGTCGTATACATCGCCCTGGACATGAAGGTCACCGCTTATCTGAATAGTTCCATCGTTGCAGAGCTTCAGAAAACTACCACTTTGATGCAGCAGCCAGAATTCTCCTTCCGGCGCCGCCGGCGGCATTTGCTTATTTGAAAAGCTTCGGCCAATAATAATACCGTGTTCAACGTTGCCCTCTTGGGGAACAAGAAGCACCTGATCACCAGGACTGGGTGGGCACACCATTCCCCACCCGCTTCCCACCCACTGTGATAAAACAGGAAGCCACCCTGATAAGACTCCATCGGGTTGGATAAGGACGCGAGCAGTCGCGTTCTGGAAATTCACCGAGGTTACGGTACCAAATTTTACCTGGCCCGCCGATTGATCCAAGCATGCCGCATGAGATTTTATTGCGTTCGATAGTCGTTCAATCATGCTTCCTCGCGGTGAAATCTAACCCTGGGGGTAGCCAGTTGCTGATCTGGCGATAATAGCACGAATAACTTGGGTTGAGCCAAAGGTGGTACTGTAGTGGCGTTCGATACTATCAATCTGATAGGTCGTGTCGAAAATAGAGTCCGTTTCGTCGATCGAAATCATTGTCCCCGGGGAGAGTGTAAGATCCCACAGCATTTCCGCATGCAGCACCGTGCTAAGACGGCTTAGCTCCGCCGAGTATCGCCCTGCGGAGTCCGCGACTTGCTGTGACGTAAAATTCGACGCGGAAAATAGAAAGGGCTGATCGCTTGCCGCCTGGGAAGTTTGCGGGGGGGCGGCATCATTGCTCAAATTATTGGTGTCGTAGGAGGCTAGATTTTGAGAATTCCACGACTGAACGCGAGCCGGCGTGTTTGATGCAATCGTCAATGCTTGTCGGAACTGCATCGTCTTCACATCGCGAATTGCAAGGTGAATCGCTGCAGTGGCTGAGGAGGGCGAAGGTTGGAAAAATAGGGTCCTGCCTTGAACAAAGACATCGAAGCTATTTTCCCGGGCCAGTTCCACCACCAGGTCCCAGTCTGAGCGGACGCGTGAAAACTGCCCGAGCGACAGTCGCGTATAGCCATCACCATAATAGCGCCCGACACTCGGGGATGTCGTAGTGACCACCGGAGTAAGACCATGATACTGGGCTATAGTCGACACAACCTCCGACGCCGTCTGATTGACAAAATCCTGCTGGCGGTAGGCATCGATCATGGACGACGACAGATCTCTCCCCTCGATCGCTACGGTCCCCTGTATCGGATCGACAGCGACCGAATCGATCATACCGCTGATCAGGCTCTGCGAGGTCGGCTCATACATTTTGATCACGTCGACTTCGACGTAAGTTGACCCAAGCGAGGACCAAAATATTATATCACCTAACGGCGGCGGACCCATAGCAAAGGTGAGAGCATATGAGTCTGATGAAAAGCAATTGCTCGTCACGATGGACGCATTAAGCAAACCTTGAATTGTGCTGCCGTTCAAGGTGATCTGGAGTTCCATCCGCTAGGCTGCCTTGCTGGCCATTTACTGCGGCCCTATTCCATCTGAGAAGACGGAGGAGGCCGATGGAATCACGATCCGATTCTGACCGGAGAGCATAGGGTCAGTCAGATTGTTAGTCTGTGCTATATTGATCCACTGCAAGGCATCGCCAAGCTGGGTAGCCGCGATTTCGAACAAATTTCCGCCGATCGTGATAATGGTCTGCACGTCAGGTTCCTGAGCTATTTAGGTTCGTTCCTATTCGTCCTACGTAAGATCCAGCATTGACGGCCGCTGCTAACGAGCCGGCGCTGTTCACCGTCGCGGTGAGGGTTGGGCCAATACTGTCGGGTTCCGAACCTGCTTCGATTGGGGCCGTAACCAAGGCTGACTGTAACGCGACCTGCGCGTTAATAGCGACCAATGTAGTGCCGATCGCTGTCACCGCCTCTATCTGGTCGGATGTGCCCAACGTTAGCGCATTGGTGGCGGAAAGAGCGGTCTGCAACGCAGTCAGCGAGACGACTGAGCCGGCGACCGCGGACAAAGCGCTACCGAGGTCTGCCGACACGAGGGCCGATAAGGTTGATGTTTGTGCGTACGCTGCGCCAGTTTGATAAACGACGACACAACTCACCTTGTAGGGGATCCACCAGGGGCTGTGATAGTCAGCGACGAAGCTCTTCACCACGATCCGACGTCTGAATGACTCCCAGGTTAACCACACAATCTGGCCTGATACCCGGAGATTGTCGAATGCGCGAACACGGGCCTCCGCATTGGCTCCGGAAAACGTGCCCTGAAAGGCGATCTCGCCATCGTCCGGTCCCAGTCGCTCCACGATTCTCCGGCCACCGGATAATTTATGAACTGCTACCCTGTAACGACCCCCAAAGCGGACCGATGAAGGGATTTCGAAACCTTGAAGGCGTATGGGCCCGATCTGGATTGGTGAGTCCTGCAAAGTTCAAGTCGCTTCCGTGGAAAATTTTAGGGATATGGTTAGTGGGATGCTCAAAAGGGCGCGACGCGGCTTCGTGGTATAGTAGATCGAGGATCCACGCCGGTCATGCCAGTGGCCGGCCTTCCCAATGCTCGTTCCAAATGTTGCACCGTCCATCGTCCAAGTGCCGAACCGTCAATATGTATTGTTGAAACAGCTGATCTGGTGCGTTGGAACTGTTCGCTGTCGACAGTCCGATCCCGATCCGGTAAGAATGACTGAGACTGACCAGCATAATCTTGGTTCGAAATTGGCTGCTCGCCTGCCAGGACGGGAGGCTTGCCCAATGTGACTTTTTTAACCCCGGTGGCGAGCGTGTTCTGTTCCGGGTAGGGCTCAAATTCTCCAACGCGCTGGTCAAGTGAAAAGACAGACTTCGGCGCGAGTGGATCCGCTTTCTTTGACCTAAATCCGGGGGCGCCCGATCCGGCAATCAGCCAATTTCTCCCCTTAAGATTTGAAGATTCTTGCCGAACAATGGAATGATGCTCGGTATGTTTTTCGATATTCTGCCGAGGTTTCGCAAGAGGGGCCAAATTCGGTAATGGTCGCCACCGTGAGAGACTGCTGGTCGATGCCGCCGCCGCTACCTTGACCTCACGGAGAATGTTGGCCGGACTCGAGCGAAAGCCCGGGGATCTCATTTGGTTAAGCATTTGAAGCGACAGTGCTGGGTGGCCGCTCTGCCGTTCCGAAGTGGCGCGTTCGTTTTGGGGCGGCCAAAAGCCTTCTCCTGTCGTCTCCAAATCTGAGGCTGCTAGTCTGCGGTGTTGCCGGAAAAGTGTCTCCGGAGCCATAAAGCGCCTTGGAAAGTGGAATATCCGCTGTAGACTGAGGAACCAGGCAATGCGTCTTTGGTCGGCCTTCACCACAGGTGTCAACCTCTCGGTTCTCGTTCGGCCCACGCGTCATCGCGCGCCCGTCGCGGGTTGCGTCCACTCGAACGCCGACCAATCAAAAATGTGGCCCCCGAGGGTTCCGAGGGCAATGACATAAGCTGCCCTTTCGGTATCCGAAAGTGAGAACGCAACGTTAAATGGCACCCCGTTCCGAACAAGGTACAGACAGTCGATCAGGACTGGGTGCCGGGCAAGTTTCCCACGTTTGCATTCGGATCAGACCCTTCTTGCCGAACTTTGAAGGTGTCGGCGATGGCCGACAATCCCTCATCGCCCAACCGGTCGATCAAGCTCTCGATTTGCGGTTCAGTCGTCGGTGGGGGCACGGGCACGCCATCGATTTCCAAAACTGAAAATGCCAAACCTGCCATGGAAAGCCAAGGTTCATTTTGAGCCAGGACTGGACCGGCAGCTTTGAAAAGCCTCAATGTGTCGAGTGCGGTCAGGCATCGTAGTACCAGACGCCGGCCCTTCCCGTCGATAACCGAAGCGGTCTTGATAGATTCCCGCACAATGGCCTGCGAAGGAGTCATCAGATGCGGCGCTTCCGGGTCGCATAGAATTCGAGCTTCTGTTTTACGCTGGAATCTCCCTTCCAGGCGCCGGCACTGGTCAACTTAAATACCACGCCATCAAATTGGTAGGTCGAAACGGAGCTATCTGTCTCGGTAACGTATTGATACATCGTACTGGTTTGGTTATCAGTTCCGCTATAAAAATTTTGCTCGAGACCAGAAATGAAGTCATCCAATGCAGAGGTTCCTCTTTCAACCTCAAAATTTCCTTCCCAGCCCTTCGGAAGTTCGGCGCCAAGCTGGGTCCCATCAAGCCGGCTGATCCGCACCGGGCTCGTGAGCTGCCGGCTTTCAAAGCCAGTAACGTGGCTAATGTCGACTCGGCCACTGGGGCCCATGACCACAAGTTGAGTGTCCCGGCCTATCGAGAATGCTGTCAGTGCCACTGCATGATCTCCTAGTTAACTTGACCAGTGGGCAGCGTCTGTACAGATACCTCGACCGTCTGGCCTCCCTCGACATTGACAATGAACCGCTCGTTGATTGCCTGGTACTGGACTTGAGCATCGGATTGGACATAGCCCAGGCCTGTGCGCGAAAGCGGATTGTTGCTTGCGTCGCAGATGACACTGAATGGTAGTGAACCATTCGTGCTGCCGAGCAACCCTTGTCCATACATGTTGTTTAGAAACGACAATTGAGTTGATCGGATTTGCTGGAACAGGTTGCTGTTGATTACCTGCCCGACATATTGGCCCATGCCGGCGGCCAACGTCTCGGCGATATAGTTGGTTAGTCGCGTGTAGTTATCTCCATCTATGGCTGCGTTCGACGACGTATTGTTCCCGCCACGGACGCCCCAATACGACCCACCCGGCTGAGGATTGCAGATCAGATCGAGGCCGGCACCGAGAAGCGCACTGAGGTCAGCGGATGCGTATGTCGTGTTCTGACCGGAACCAGGGGTCCCGGTCCGTTGGCTGCCTATGACTCCGTAGATCTGCTTATTGAGGCTGGACTGTTCCGGCGATAGATTTGCCAGGCGACCGGCTGCGAAGCCTTGCGGTGAGACAAGGCGGACAGTGTTATTTACCTGATCAGACCACCATAACCAGTCACCAAACATAAGTTTTGCGCCATAGCTGTCCAACCCTGCTGCTGCCTTGGTCGTAACGGCATTCGTGATGGTGTCACCAGCTGGCGTTGTGAGGATCATGTACATCCCCTCGTCCAACCCGAACCCCGCCTGAGTCGTCCAGGTCGTGCAATCGTCGCAATCCGCGAGCACCCCGAGACCACAGCCCTGTCCCCGCAATGCATACATTCCAGTGCGACTGGAGACGTCCGCACCCACCAGTTGACTGCTGCCAACCTGTGTCGCTCCGTCCGACCCGGCGCCCGAGGATCCCAAGGTTAATGAGAATGGTGCCGGCGAAGCGGTCGTCCCACCCGCGCTGGCGACGATGAGGAGAGATGGCCCGCGCTGTGGCCCGAGGCCCATATTGACTGCGGCCGCCAAACCCGCCCAAAAAGCCGCTCCATTACCGACCAGTCCGTCGTACATCTCGGGAACAAATCCAGGAAGTAGTACCGTAAGAACCCATGTATTGGGCTGGCTGCCTGCTCCAAGAGTTAGTGTGATATTGTTGCCAAGAGAGCCGGTGTAGATCGCAGTGAAGCTTGCATTCGACCCTGGGACCGTAGTATATGCTGCCGCGTCGGTGCCGTCGGTCACGCGCACGCAGCGGAAATTTTGAGCGCCCTGTTGGACCGCGGTTGCCACCTGAGTCCCCAGATCGTATTTTCGCGGTACAATTGACCCAAACTGCTGTGCATAATCGGCCATCGTCGCAACGATTGCGGGTTCGTCGACGGGGCCCCAGGATGCGGTCCCAACGATACCGACTATGTTGGTCGGGACTCCGTTCAAAACCAAATTTTGGGGCGGAACGATCTGTACGTACAGACCCGGCACAATTAGCGATGTCGTATTGACGCTGCCTTGCTGAGAGATTGGCACGAGGACTAACCTTTCAACGTTGAGGGTAGCGCAACCTTCGTGACGAATTTTTTGTATTCGGTGGAAAGTATATCGCTTATTTTCGTAAAATCAGCAATAATGTCGCCTCGAATGAAGTTAAGAAATGGCTTCGTAACCACTAAGTGGTGTGTCATGGTGAATACCTAACCATATGTAATATTTTCATTTAAATCGGAAGCGCCAAAAAGCATCGATGGCTGCCGGAGGATCGTGACGGTTGGATATTCGACCGTATAAACCAAGTCCCGGCGATATAGCAAAGCATTCTGGGCCTGATCATAGCTGGTGGTGTTTCGATAGACCACCCGTGCGTTAGTGGAATCTGAAAGAGCCAGGAAACTCATTTGATCGATGGCAGCGTCGATAGCAGCGGCGATCGAATCCCGGATTTGCGGGGTTGGACACCAACAGATGATTCGCACATCCTTTTCTTGGCGGCGACTTTCGAAGGACGTAGAATTGTCGCAAACGACCCGAATTGAGATCGAACCTGCGCCCGGCACCGTAACGGCAAAACCCTGTGCGGTCGCCGGACGATTCGCCTGAATTAATCGACTGATGTTTGAGGCTATAAGCCCTGGGCTATCACCTGCCTGAACTCGGTAGGCATAAGCAGCACCGTCGATTAGTGCGCCAATTGCGTCTCCGACGGAGGGAATACCGGATATGGTGATGGTCTGTCCTGCCGCACTGGCTGTCACCCCCGGCTCTGACAATGTGGTCTGCCACTCAGGAAGATATCGGGTAGTGGTTCGTCCGAAATCGTTGTCGGTCACGACTGTGATATTGACTGAGCCTGCGCTGAGATCGGTGTTCAGAGTGGCAGAGTTCGGCCAACCGCGATAGATGCGACAAAGCACGCCAATGATGCTGGACTGAGAAGAACCCGACGGATATATGACCGATGTGAGATTGTTTGCGACCGCCTGCTCAACCTCCGAGATATCGGCCATCTACGTTGTTGCCATCTTCGCGCTTATTCGCCATCCTAGGTCAGTCAGTTCGGATCCCACAACGATCGCGGTTCGACGCAGATCGTCCGTTACCAGGTCGCCCGGCGATAGTAAGATATGGGCGACGGCGGGAAGTAGGATGTTCCAAAATGGAATGGCCTGATCCGTGGGCAAATCGGTCACTGAACTGCTTGATCGATTTTCACCGAGTACGCTCGCCGGCCATTCGTTCATCAACATCACCGAACCGCCTGGTGTGTAGCCGCCATATGCGTTGCTGGCGGTACTCGTCTGGAGGTTTGGGCGCACGATGGAGATAACACGATTGGTCTTGACACACAAAACGGGCAGGAGAGGAATTTGTGATGCCACGAAAAATATTTTTGTATCGAGGACAATATAGTCGCCGGATTGGGTATAGCTGGCGTCAAAAATTCCATGCCAGAGTGCTTCGCCATAGACATTTGTTCGACCTTCATTGCCTTTGGCGGAAAAAAATGTCGCGGGTAATCTGAGAAACCGGTTCTGATTATCCAGTGGGGTGAGCGGCCCCTTGGGTCGGAACGCATCCGCGGACTGACCGACATGCCGTGCGGACAATCCTAGGCCCAAATAGAGGCGATCTTGTAACTTTCGGCCGTTCATCATTTAAACAGTCAACGATGCAGTGCCGCTTGAGAGGGCCGGACCTGTTGGCACGCCGAGGAAACCGCAAAGCCGCCGGCGCCACTCGTCGAAAAGGCGAAGCCTGTCGGTCAATTCATTTTTATTCCTTGTCCATATCGACGCCTGATCAGTATCCAGATTGTCGGATGCTGCGGGAACAGCCAATTCGATTACGGCCAGGTTGCCCAGATAGCGGCGCGCGATTGTGATCTCGGAGTCCGACAAATTTGTCAGACGAAACTCGAGAAGGCCGTAGCCCTGAAAGAAGCGCCACGATTGCATCCCGGTGGGTGTCGCTCCATACGCAGGATACCCGCAATAGCGACGGATATCCACCTTTTCGGCGTCGGTTAGCGGGTTCAAAGGAATGAGCCGTCGCCACGGCTGAATAGGATGGTTCCCGATCCCGAAGGCGAAATCGCAGCTACATATGAGATCAAACTATTGACCGACAGGATCAACCTGCTGGTTGCCAAAATCGGCATGTCAGCGGTGGAAGCTATGACAGTCGAGTCCGAACCGAATTTGATATACGCGAGCGCGCTCGTGGTGTTAGTGACGACGACCGAATCACCACCACCCGACAGCGGTGCATTTGCGGAGACGCTGCCCACCGATACGCTGATGGTACCGGTCGGGCGGAATGGACTTACGGAACCTAACGGCATACTGATTGTACTCTTTTATCGCATTTAGCCAATGTGTTCCACGATCACAGCGCGCTTGTAAGCAGCGTTGGTGGCGGTTGGCACCGTTGTCGGGTTGGTGGTGGTATCCGATGGGGCACAGAACCCGCCGATCCAGTACCAAGACTGTGCGATGATTTGCTGCAAACGATCGATTGCCTCACGGGTGACCATAGCGATCCCATCTATCATGTTGATAATCGAATCCGCTGGTGCAACGTCCGTAGCTGCGATGCCGGCAAAATCTCCCTCAATCAAGGCCCCTTGACCACAAATCACCGGCCGTCGGATCATCAGGCCGGACAATGTTGGATGCGCCTGAACGAATGCCTCGGTGGTCGGAACGAAGCGAAGGCCTAAGAAGTCGTTCGTCATGCCTTTTTTGAAGACCTGGTTGGCCGAGGTCGCGCCCTGGAAGAGCTGCTTGAAGTCCGGGTCGGCAAAGAGTTGGCGAGAGGAAACAGGATCGAGATAACAGTTATAAGCACCATCGATTTCGGGAACCGCGTTCAAACGAAGTTTGGCAACCGCATCAAGAAGATTAGACATCGTCAGCGTATCGGACGCTGTGATTAGGGAACTGTTCCCGCGCTGCGATGGACGTACGATAGTCGCGGCGCTCGCGGCGCTAACCGTATTGCCGGCGGTCCCATCGCCTACCGTGACATTACCGGACAACGTAAGGACGCCCGACACACCATTCGGTGCCGTGGATACGTTCGTGGTATCTATTGCGACGCTGACGAGTGTATAGGCATCCGATCCGATAGTGACCGTCATCGGCGCGCTGCTGCTGACAGCCTGTTGGATACCGTTGACAAATACAGTCAGAAAGCCGCGAACATCGTCGACTGCGACGGCCGGGCCCGCACTCGCGAGCGTGGTGCGGACGCGGGTATTGCCACCCAGATACGCCCCGAACAGTGCGTTCCGGCTCAGTTCATCCAGGCTGCGGGCCGCCTGTTCGCCGTTCACATAGGCGTTTTGCAAAAACTGCGATGCGATGCCTACTCTTTCGGTCACGACGTTGAGGTCGGTCGTCGCGGCGTAGAGATTGATGGAGATTGTATATTGCTCGACGCCCCATGTGGTGGGGCTCAGACCATTGTCGAAGTTGGTATTCGTTGCCGGTGCCAGCGGCGTTGTTACCGACGGCTTCAGTCCGGCTCGGGTCTTGGTCAGCGTTTCACCAATACCAACTGCCACTGTAACGCGATCGGCACAAGCGCGGTAACCGAGCCGTGATCGCAATGCCTGCGCGAATTCGCGCTCAAGAAAGCCCTGCTGAATAATCGGTTGAAGCGAAACGGGAAAATTTTGAATACCCATCAATCGTCCTATCTAAAATCTGTGACCGTCGTCTGATGCGGCGAGCAATCAGAATTGGTATTTTGTTACTGCGGTCCGGGCCGCAGCATATTCTTCGTCTGTCATTTCCAATGCCGTCTTCTGCCGAGCAGGCTGTGACGTCGGTGCGATGGCCGCACTCGATGAGGATGCTACCCCAAACAACCATGGTTTGGTTCGTCGGAGATCGTCCATCAGCTTGCGGCCACCGATTATTTTGTCGTCATTGCCTAGCCGAACAGTCGAGATGTCGATCAGCCTCAATCCATCCAGATCGATCATTCCCGCTCGGACTGCTTCGGTCCGCAAGTTTGCTACAACGAGACGGGACTGAAATTCGTCCCGTAATTTGGTGATATCTTCGGACTCCGTCGCCGGTTGCTCGTCCAGAGTATCTCCCAGTTCGGAGGCCGGTTGCGCGTCATGCAATTCATCATCCATTTCAATCTCGTGGAGTGTCATCAAGAGTTGTCGAAACCAGTCCGTCCTCAACATATTCTATGTCGTAACAAGCAGCGATTGCCTTCAAGGCGGTCTCCCGGCTGATGCATCCTGCTGTCACCAAGGACGTCAATGATTGAACGTCCTTCTGGCGGTCATCTGCGGTCGTGGGATACCATCTCGGCCACTTGAGGCTCAGTAGCGCATTTGGATCAAGAGGTTCAATCGGTTCGCCCAGAACAACGACGCTATACATTTGCGACGCACGCACAATAAGTCGAGCGAGTTGTAAGAGGCCTGCTTCACCGTAACTGGTTCGCAAATTGTCAGTGAGCCAGATCAGGCCTTGGTTCAGCAATTCCAATGCTCGACCGGACTGTGCGGAGGTAATTCGCTCAGGGCTGGCACGATTGCCGTGGATACTCTCCAGTGCAAGTTCGCGCAAGGTTCGGACATACTCGATAACCGCGGCCGAGGCTGTTCCACCGATCTCTAAAAGCCGGGCGTCACCCTTTTCGGAAACGATTAGTGCATTGCCTGCACCCTTAATCAACTCACCGTCGGGAAAGGCAGGGTCCTTCAACAGCAAAGTAGGGTCGCTGCTGTATTTCAGGCCACGGCCCGCCTGACTTAGTTGGTAGTCGATTTCTACCTGGGTATGCATCGCCGCTGCGAACGTGCATGCGCCATCTACGCTGTCTCCCGTTGCCGATGAGCCAGGTAAGTTCTTGATCCATACGATCGGCACGGCGCCAAACTTGTGTGTGACGGAACGGGCGGTATCGATCACCGAGGGAAGGGCTTTTCCAACTGGTGTTGGGACCAGCCAGGTCTCACTGTCTTTGTCCCAGAATCGCGTGAACCAATACTGGCCATCAGGTTCATCGATCGTATATCCGTTCCGCAGGAGATCGGCCCCGGCGACTTTATACCGGTCATCAACTCGGGCAAGTGTATCGGGGGCTGATGGATCCCAGGTTGGTGTAAGATACATTGTGTCCAAGACATCAACGAATATTCGTCCCTTCAGGACGCGCAGGAGCAAGGCGACAGACCCTGTCGCTCCTCTCATCGCAGCCTGAGTCATCGTCAGATTCAGGCGGGTTTCTTTGATTATATTTGCAAACGTCGCTCGTACTGTTCGGTCGGTACTATCGATGGTTGGAAAATGGCCCTCACTGAATAACAAAGACACACTGTCTTCTACGACGATGCGGCATAGTGGATATCTGACACTAGGGCGTCGTTGTCGGAGAGGAATGTATTCTCCAGCTTCGGTTCGTTCCTCATGAAAATGATACGGGAGTACATCATAAAGCGTCCCGTCGAGCACGCGATCCAGAATCGTCAGCTTCCGGACCCGCTGCGGGTAGTCATTATCACAACGGACCAAATCGCAGAGTGCGTCAAACATTTGGTTCCAAACTTTAAATTCGCCGATTGGTCAGCGACTGAGTATTGATAGGCCGATCGAACTCGGTGAGCGCGCACGCGTCGTCAACGTTGTGAACGCGCGAACCAAGGCATCGACCTGATCGTCTTTTCTGCCCCAGGGAAAGTCACGCATTTCGGCGAGGAGGGTCCGGCTCCATTCGGCGCGGACGATAGAGACGTTGCCGGCCTCCACTTGAGATGCAAGTGGCATGGCTCGGGTCGCCTTGGAGCCTGTTTCGCGGGACGAAATCACATGGAATCCTGCAAGTTGCCGCGTCAGATATGACATTTGGCTCTTTCCGGCCTGACCTGGATCCTCGGGAATCGCCACGATGACTCTTGCACCGTCCTTTTGGGCAGTGGTTACAATCAACTCCTCGACTTGATGCGGCGTCCCGCGGATCCGGGCGACATCGAGAATCAGATACCGGCCGGTATTTTCTCGTGATACCTTGATGCCCACCGTCCAATCGGGATCGTTGCTTCCGGTATTCCCTGTCGCAGCCAAGTCCCATGCTCGAACGGTTGTTCCTGTGTCCGGCTCCAGCTGTGCCACAGCGATACGATCAATAGAGAATAGTCTGCCACCGGACGGTAACGGTGTCTGCTGAAAAAGGGCCGACCATGCGCGCTCGCCGATGAGTTCACGCTTACGCGTAAGCGCCTTATGATCTTCCCACTCAGGCCACAATGGTGCCCCCACCGAGCGGCCGAGGGGGTCGTCGGTCTCCGCGAATGCCGGAAGCCGCAGGACGCGCCACTCAGATCTCGCCTGCTCCAATAGCTGCCCCCCCAAATCGTCAGGGTGCCAGCGTGTCATGATTAAAACCACTTTACTGAGGTGGTCCCCATCGGCTGGACAGGAACCGGGGTGACTTAAGAGAGAGTCCCGCCGTGTTTCCCATTCCCTCCCGATATGAGGGACGAAGTATTACCTAAGTATAGACCCTATTCTACATGGG